TATAGTTTTTCCGAATATACTTAAAGCACGTGTATTAGCAGTAACTCCATCTAGATTTATATCATAGTTTCCTATTTTCTGAAGATTAAGCATAACATCTTGATTGTTTGTCAAGATATTAAACCCATCTAGTATAGAACCCAAGACATCTGTGTTTGCTAAAGTCGTTATTGAAGATATAGTTTTTCCGAATATACCTAATGCGCGAGTATTAGCAGTAACTCCATCTAGGTTTATTTTATATGATCCAAAATCTTGCAGTCTTTCAACAACATTACTTCTGGAAAATAGTAAATTGAATCCTTCAACTATTGAATATAACGATTTTACATCTATTAGTGAAGTAATTGAAGATATAGTTTTGCTGAAAACCTCAATAGCACGTGTATTAGTAGAAACTCCGTCTAGATTAATTCCATAATTTCCAAATTCTTGTAGTCTAGTAAGCAGATCTCTATTAGAAAATAAAAGATTGAATCCTTCTATTACGGAACTCAGTGAACTTATATCCGTTATCAGCGATGTTTCGCTTATTATACGTCCCAAAACACTTAATGTTCTAGCGTTGTTTTCTATTCCGGAAGAATTTATATCATAAGATCCAAAGTTTTGCATCTGCTTTAACAAAGATGTATTGTTAAACAACAATGATAACTGAGATAGCATCCCTTCTGTAGAAGATGAATCTGTAGAAGAATTTATATCTGACAAACTATTTTGAAGAATTGATAATGCACTGATATTAGTTTTTATCTTGTCAATATCAAGCTCATAACCTTGGAATTCTTGTAGTTTTTTAATTAAATTTGAATCAGATAAGACTTCTTGAATAGAACTTATCACTTCACTGATATTTGATACACTAGAATAAGAACTGATATCATTAATCGCTGCTGCAAAAACTGCTAAAGATTCTGTGTTACGTTGTATACTTTCATTATTGATATCCAACCCGCTGAAACTCTGCAAATTTTTAATCAGAGTTTTATCAGTGAATAAAGTTTGAAATCCTTGCATTATAGACTCAACAGATTTTGTGTCAGCTAAGCTTGTCATATTAGATAATACCTGGCCGAACATTCTTAATGAATCTATGTTATTTGTTACTCCATCTGAGTTTATTGCATAATTTCCAAATTTTTCTAGATTTTCTGCTAGACTGTTATTTGCAAACAGTATATGGAAACCTTGTACTATAGAACTCAATGATTTAGGATCTGCTAGTGAAGTAATATTTGCAAGTGTATTTCCAAAAGATTCTAGCGCATACAGATTACTTTCTACAGATTTTCTATCAATAGAATAACTGCCGAATTCTAATAGTTTATTTGCTATATCATTATTACCTAGCAGTATATGGAAACCTTGTACTATAGAACTTAACGATTTAGGATCTGCTAGTGAAGTAATACCGCTCAAAACTTCAGCAAACATTTTTAGTGACATAACATTTGTTACTACACTGTTTCTATCTATTTCATGAGCAGAGAATTCCTGCATCTTACTTACTAAGTTATTACCTAGCAGTATATGGAAACCTTGTACTATAGAACTCAATGATTTAGGATCTGTTAATGATTTTATATCACTGAGCACTTCTCCAAATAATTTAAGAGACATGACATTTGTTACTAAACTGCTTCTGTTTATTTCGTGAGCAGAGAATTCCTGCATCTTACTTACTAAGTTATTATTGCCTAGCAGTATATGGAAACCTTGTACTATAGAACTCAATGATTTAGGATCTGTTAATGATTTTATATCGCCAAGAACCTCACCAAATAATTTAAGGGACATTATATTAGTAACTGCACCCCGCTTATCTATTTTATATTCACTGAATTCTTGTAATTTGTTAATAACAGTGTCAGCAACCATAGATAAACTATCTGATAAAGCAGTTAATGAATCCCAACTAGTGAATTCTTTTACACCAGATATCATTGAATTATAAAACTGAATAGCTTTTATATTCATGAGTATTTTTTTAGAATCTATGTTCGCGGAACTAATGATAGATAAATTATCTATAACAGATCCTGACTTGCTAAGCAAGTTTAAACTATCTGCTATAGACATAATAGACGCTGAATCTATATCTGCTCTTATCCCTGAAAAACTATTCCCTATAGTTAACATAGCACTAGAAAATGCTTCTAGATTTCCTAGATTCAAATCAGAGTTACTTATTTGTTCTATTTTGCTGAAAAAGCTAGGATGCGCAACTATTTCTAGTGATTCTGTGATAGCAGATAATACACTTGTAGAAGGAACATCTTTCAATGATAACAATCCTGCACTAAAAGACTGAAGAGCTTGTGAATTGTTCTCGATAGTAGATAATGACAACGCAGTTCGTTGTGCAGGATCTATTGTTTCTAGTATGCCTGCAGTGTTTATTTTATAAAAAGTATCAGGTATAGAAGGAACATTAGATAAAAGTTCTAGTGCGCTAAACCATGTGGTTATTGCATTTGAGTTAGATTCTATAATTGAATTATCAAACTTGCTTTTGGTAAATTCTAGTATTTTTTCCCTAATATCCGAAACATTTATATCTGAAATTTCTTTTAGTTTTATCTGTATCTTAATATCGCTGAAACTGGATAAAAATTCACGAAGACCCTGAGAATTATTTTTTATTGTATCTAGATCAAAGGCATGTGATTGGAATGAAACTAGTTTTTCAACCATTTCTTTTGAATCTATGTTTTCAAATACAGAATTTACATCAGGGACACCAGTAAGTTTTTTCAATGCTTCTGAAAAAGATACAACAGCTTTTGCGTTGTTCTCTACACCTTCACGGTTTATCTGTACTTTAGAAAACTTCTTTAATTCATCATAGGGAAGTTTCTTACCACCTGCAAATATCGAAGCTATAGCTCCAAATAATCCTCCTGCTCGTTCCCCGTTTATATTATCAGGTAATGCTGATATAGCTCTACCGAACGCTGCTAGCAATTCTATTTTATCAGGCAGTGACGAAGGCAATTTCATATTACCAAAATCTAGCAAGCTATTCCAAGGAACTTCTTTGCTGCCTACAAATACACTAGTAATCAGTTCAAAAATACCGCCTTTTCGCTCACCGTTCATTTCTTCAGGAAGCTGCTTTATAGTTTCCCCGAACAACGTCAGTATTCTAAAATTTTCTCTTATGTTATCATCAGACAAAGACATCGAAGCAAATCTGCGGATTTCAGTAATAGGCAATTCTTTACTTGCTGAAAAGAAGTTAGCTATACCTTCAAAGACTGAACTAACCACACGAGAAAATCCAGATCCCATATTTAATTTTGACAAAGCTGACATAGCAGAACTAAAAGCAATAATAGCTTCAGCATTGGCTTTTATTTTTGTAGTTTGCAGTCGATATCCTGCAAATTTTTCTAATTCCTTGAATGGAATCTTTTCTTTTCCAAACAGTGACAAAATTCCATTAGCTATTCCTCCGACTATTCCAGATATACCCGAGGCAGCTTGTCCTAGCCCAGATGATGATATAGCTTCGCTGTATGCAATCAAAGCTTCGGCATTACTTTTAACGCGAGCAGCATTTATATTATAAGAAGAAAATCTTTCTAGCTTTTCCATAGGATCATTTCCGCCAAACAGTCCAGCTATACCATCAGCAATACTACCTACTAGATTTCCTATGCCTGACACAACCGACCCGCCTCCAAACGCTGCCATTGCTCCGCTCAGAGCTAACATACCCGCTGCTGTGTTTTTAAGATTATCCCCGTTAATATCTTCAAATGATCTAAGACCTTCACTGAAGCTAGGCAAAGCTTTTCCTAGAATCCAAGTTGCACCTGCTATACCTGCTCCAATCAGAGTTATGGATGTTCCTATAGCAGTAGCACCTAAAATCATCTTAGGCGCAACTGCTCCTGCTGCTGCAAGACCTTCAGACAAACCTTGTATGATGCCTCCGCCTAGTCCTCCTAGACCTCTTCCTATTTTCCCTAGTGCCCCGGAGCCTCCGCTGCTGCCTCCGGATCCGCCAGATCCACCAGACCCACCGGACCCACCAAAAGACATAGCACCTAATAGTTTTTTACCAGCAAAAAATGCAGCTATTGCAGCAGCTACTGATCCTACAACAACCGGATTAGCAAACATAGAACTAAACCCGTCTACTATACTTTTTCCTATAAAAGAAAATATAGATGATACAGAATCTTTTATAATTTCTGCTGTACCTGATACAATAGAGTCTATTCCTTCAGGAAAATACTGTTCAACTACTTCTTTGAAGTCTAGATTTTTTATATTCTTGATAAATTCCAACGCTTGTGTTTTCAAACGTTCTACCCACATACTAGTATCTGTAAACAATGATTTAAAATCAGGGTTATCTACTAGATCTTTGAACAAATTTGTTAATTCTACGCCAGAAGTTGTTATTATTTCTGATAACGATGTAAGACCTGTTCCTACTAGTTCTATGATGCCGCTGTCTATCAAAGCTTTTTCTATGGTTTTTCTGATACTAGTCATCACTTGTTCAAATTTAAAGAAGGTATCAGTTATTTGTTCCCTGCGCTTTGATTCATTTTCAGCATTTTTGGGATCCATTTTTTTGCTGACATATTCATTGAGTGTTCCCATCGACCCTAATAATTCGCTGAATCCTCCTTGAGTCATCAATGCTTGTATGCCAGCTGCTCCCATGCCATTACTAAAGTCTATCAAGGTTTTTGCCGAAGATTGCATTCTTTTTACAAATTCTTCTTGAGTAACAGTTCCTGCTGCTGCATCTTGTGCCAGTCTTGCAAATTCCGGAGAAAGTGCTGATATTTTTTTACCTAGATCAGTTTGAGCTACTCCGTCTGCTAGGTCTTTGAATGCATTTTCCATTTCAGGTCCTAGCATAGCAGCTTGTGATAGATTACCTCTGAAATTCTGCAGAGCTTCTCCACTCAAGCGAGCTTGCATAGCAGCTACATTAGCTTCTGCAGCTTGCCTATTCATTATGTCTTCTTGTTCTTTTCTAGATCTTCCTGTTATCTTTGCTAGCCTATCAAGTTCATAAAGATACTGTTGTGAACCTTTTAACAACTGTGCATCAGTCATTTGATTAAGCTTGCCTGATCTAGCTTGGAGTTGTAGATAGCCAGCAGTGTGCTCGCTCAAGCTTTCCATGGTATAACCCAAGCTTAGAAGACTAGACTCACTGGTCCTTAGAGTTTTAGTAAGCTTGCCAAATCTTTTTGCCCCTTCAGTAACAGTTCCTCCTAAGAATAACATGGATTCTGAATTTCTGTGTATAATATTCACAAAGGTATCAAACGGGAGTGCAGCTTCTGCAGCAGATCGTTTAAGATCTATCAAGCTATTATTAAAACCTGCACCTACACTAGATAACTCACGCAAGGCATTTGCACCTTCTTGATAATAGCCAGTCATTTTTTCTAGAATACTTCCAACCAAGGGGAGTTTGCCCAAGAGTTCTCCCATGGTTTTAGCATTGGTCAAACCGATTGCTAGTTCAGTGAATTTTCCTAGTAGATTTGCTATACCTGATGCTAGATTTCCAAAAAATCCCCATGCTCGTTTAAGCGCATCTGAGAATCTATTCAAACTAGTGGTGCTATTATCTAGTGCCGCAGTATTTTTTTTCTGCGACTTAGTGCCTTGTGCCACTGATTTTTCATAGAGACTTTGTACTTTAGATTCAGGCTTTGAACTATTGCAACAATCTTTGGCAATTTTCTTGACGGTTTTTAGCAATTCTTGTAAAGTAGCTTCTGCTGCAGGTCCTCCTGCAACATCTACAATTTTGACTTCATCAACCATGTTATTTTCATCCAGAATTTATTATATATACTATTTATATGATATGATTATTTGAAATAATCATAATTATACTAGAAGAAATAAATATAAAAAAGGATGGGAATATGAGAATAAACGAGCTTAACAAACCTCGTCAATTATCAGGTGTTAAAAGCGATTTGTCAAAAATAAAAAATATAGACTCTCGTGATACAAGTTGGCAGAGTTTATTAAATCAAGCATTTCAAGAATATGGTTTTAACAACTCTGGCACAGGAAAATACGGCACAGTATTCATTAATTCTAGTTATCCATATGCTATAAAGATTTTCATGCGTGATACTGCATATATGAGATGGTTACGATTTTGCATGAACAATCAGCAAAATCCTTATGTTCCCAAAATACGAGGAAAAGTTTCTAAACTAACGTCTATTTTTTATGCAGTGAGAATAGAAAAACTAAAACCCATACGAGGCATGCATGACAGTGTTGATCAATTTGCTACTATTATAAGTCGTTGGGAAGATGATAATTCATATAGAACAAACGATGAAAATATAAATTCTATACTTGATCTGTTTAATAAAAATTCTAATATATTTGATCTTCACAATGAAAATATAATGATGAGAGGCGATCAAGTTGTTATTATTGATCCGTTCTATAATTGGTTCAAGCCTGAAAAAATGGATTTTTCCATTGATCCGTATGAACCTAATCCGGATGTTTTCACCACCGGACGGGATCAAATAAAAAAATAATGAAGTCTGTATTTGATTACTTAACCAACGATGATCTTCCTAGAATAGTGTTCCACGGTACTACCACTGCACACGGACTAGATATCGGTGATAGTATAATCCCTGCAGGCAAGTCTGGCAATTCTACTGAACAACAACGAAAGAAGAATAATGACATCATATTCTTGTCTGATAGCAAAAAATATGCTCGTATATACAGCGGAAGAGCACGTAGGATATGGGGAGGACGATCAGTTGTATATACAGTTGTACCTTTGAATCTTCGCTTGTTTAAACAGCAAAAAGGCATGAATATATATACTGCTGATGGCGGTTTTATCATAGATCAAGAAATAATAGACTAGATTATAATATTTTTTCACTTGAAAAACCTCTGATAAATACCTAGAGTTGCATTTATCGGAGGATAAAATGACCGAACAGCAAAACAACAACCCCTTACAAAAATACTTTAGACAACCAAAACTCTATATCAGTTTACCCAGCAACGGCAAATTCTATAATGTAGGAAGTCTGGAAAAAACAGAAACTCAAGAATATCCTGTATATTCTATGACTGCAAAAGACGAGCTTGCATTTAAAACTCCTGACGCTTTGTTAAACGGCCAAGCAACTGTTGATGTCATACAAAGCTGTGTTCCTAATATAAAGAATGCATGGATGATGCCTAGCATAGATCTAGACGCTGTTTTAATAGCTATTAGAATGGCTACATATGGTGACAAACTTTCTATATCCACGAAAACTCCTGTAATCGGTGATGAACGAGACTATGAACTAGATCTTCGTTTGTTATATGATGGTTTTTCTAACCTCGAATTCGATGAAACTGTCGAAGTTGGAGATATGAAAATTCACATCAGACCTCTTACATACCGAGAATTTACAAAAAATGCTGTAAAAACCTTTGAAGAACAAAGAATTTTTAGCATCGTTAATGATGAGTCTATAAATGATCAAGAAAAACTACAAGCATTTACTAATTCATTTACCAAACTAACTGAACTTACTATAAACACTGTAATACAAAGTATATCTAAAATTTCTCTAGAAGATACTGAAGTTACTAACCCTCTTCACATAGAAGAATTTATAAAAAATGCTGATAAGGATTTTTTTAGTGCCATCATTTCACATATTGAAGCTCAAAAAGAAAAATACACCATTAAACCATTAAAAATACAAGCTACTCCTGAAGATATCGAAAAAGGTGTTCCTGAGGTATATGAAGTTCCTATTACTTTTGACCAATCAAATTTTTTCGGATAAAGATTCTAACTTATAGTATACCTGAATTTCTAGACGAAGTTTATAAGTTAGAACAAGAAACCAAACAATTAAAGCATGACATATCCAAACTCTGTTGGTATATGAGAGGTGGATTGACTTATGAAGATGCTTTTATAATAGGTCATGAAGAACGAGAAATTATAGCTAAAATAATTGATGAAAATCTAGAAATTACCAAAAAAACAGGTATGCCTTTTTATTAAAAGTTGCTCTCGCAAGCAACTTTTAATTTTTTACAAAGCTTCGATATGATATAACCCGTGATCTTCAAGAATCATAACGCTGACTCCAAAACTCTGCCAACTATAGTTAAATTCCGTTAAGATATTATCTAGATCAAAATACAGACTTTGATTAATGATTCTTCCGTGAACAGATAAATTCTGTATCCACTTTTCATGGAACTTGCTTATATCATAACCCTTGTTTGCATATATGACTATTCGTTTAGCTGCTTTTATGGCCGCATACGTGTCACCTTTTTTAAACAATTGAAGTTGTCTGTTTAGTGACCTTTGTAGCTTTGTAGGAAGCTTTTTACCACCTGTGGAAGGATTTAGATTACGCATCTGATTCTTTGCACGGGTCATATAATTATTTTGTCTTTTATCACCTGGCTTGCTATTAACAGATAGTTTCTGATTTATGTACTTTATAGCTTCCCTGGTCATGCCTGAATTAATAATTTCTGTTGCCAGGGATTCTAAAGAATCTTGAGAAGATGCTTGCACATTATCAGATGCTGCCTGTTGTCTGGGACGATTTCCATAAATTTCACTGTCATCTCGTCTAGGAGGATTAGCTTGTGCTACTGCTGCAGCTAGATCTACGTTATTATTAGTGCCTACAGTTCCTACTTGCTCATCTGTGAGTCCTGCATCTATTAGAATATTAACTATGGATGCTATGTCAGAAGGAGACCCTGCTTTTTTCCACATTCTATTCAGTTTATTAAATGTTACACGATTCCCTAGTTCTTTGCCTGCTCCTTGAGCTGCTTTTTTTGTTTTAGATGCAGCAGACTTTGCTGCTGTTTGAGCTTTTCCTGCAATTTTTCCGCCTGCTGATTTTAACGTATCTTTAAATCCTGCTTCATACAAGTCTAACTGATCCCAGTAGTATTCTTGTAGATCTTTGGAATCAAAAAAGCTATCTAATTGTTGCTGAACTCGCGGATCTACCGTATCTGATCTGCTTTTACGTATTTGTTCACGTTCTTGTGCTGCTAGTGCTTGATCTGATTCGTATTCTTCTTTAGCGCCTTCTACGTTGTCTATCATCCATTCACGAGCCTCACTAGATAATGAGAAATAGGGATCACCGTTTCCTTGAGTTTCAATAAACTGCATAAATGCTGCATGTTCCTCAGGAGATAAGACCATTGATCTAAGTGCTACAAAATCACTCTTGACACTGAAATTGTCGGGATAAGATCCTTCTACAGTCATTAAATCAGCCATTTTTTGAATCATAGCATCACTGGTTTTTCCTGCACCAAATGAATGTTCTGCTAGTTTATTAGCATATTCTAGTTTGTATTCATCAAGTGAATCAGGTAATAAGTCATTGACTTGATCAGTTGTTTGTGATGAATCTTGGGGGTTATCAATACCCGATGAGCCGGGAGATTGTACCGAATACTGATCTTGAGCCGCTGAGCTAGTTGATAATGCTTGTTTTAGTTGATCGCTAGAGATTTCGCTGCTCACGGTCTGAGGGCCGTTTTCAAACTCAGGTTCACTTATTTCCACAGCACCTGGATCACTCAGTATATCCCCGATGGCACCAGCTACAGCACCGATAGCAGCACCTGTTGCACCTTTACCGATTGCTGTAGATAGCTTATCACCTTGTATGATATTATTAGCAGTTCTTATGAAAAATCCTATAGCAGCACCACTCATTACTCCGCCGCTCGCAAATGCCAGCAGCGATGTCATAGCACCTATGATAAACGCAGTTTTCACAGGATGATCTTTACCAAACTTTTTCCACTTATCCAGTGAACTTATAACTTTTTGACCTTGTTGAGAACCTGCGAGCTTGTCTTTTATTTTTTTCTTTAGATCTTCGAACTGCTGATCAAACTCTTGGACTTCTTGACTATTTTTTGTGTCGTTGTATAACTTCTGAATTTCTTGTTTTATTTTACCGGTTATGTCAGATGCTGCTTTTCCTGCTCGACCTAGTGCAGTTTTATTGTCGCCTGACATAGCAACTTCTTCGGCATTTTGAAATATCTGCTGTATTTGATCATTACTGAGATCATTTTCTAGAAGTATGTTCAGCTTTTCCATTAATGGCCAAACGCGATGCTCCCATTTACTGATATGCAGTTTCTGTGATTCAGTGAGTATATTCCAACTTTCAGTTAGTAGATGTTGGGATTTTAGGTTATATGTTGATATTTCATTGAATTTCATGACTGCTGCAGTCTCCTTAATAAATCTTGTAGTTGCCCTGCATCCAACTGATCAATCTTAGCAGTTATATCTTGGAATGTGATCTGGGTAGGCTGTTGCGTACTCGTTTGTGTATTTTGTGATGATACTCTCTGATTGGTGGATTGTGCTGTTCTCTTAGACGAGCTAGATGCAGTTCGTGAGTCACGTTTAGGATCCATAACAGATCTACTAGTAGGATCATCAGGACCCAGTGACGTGGCGCCCAATGAAAGCTGTGTAGCCTGTTGAGAACTTCCTCCAGTTGTAGCTTGTTCTTGATCCGTATCATATGATCTCGAACCTTGTCTATAACCTGATGATCTATTACCGGATCCACCAGATCCTTGTGATGTTGTATAAGCATTGTCCTCCCTATCTGATTTTTTACCAGGTGTATATCCACTGGTTCCTCTGTGAAAATCACGCTTTATGCGATTTTCTACAGCTTTCATAATTACACGATCTACCATTTTTTTAGGTATAACACTAGCTTTTTTGTTTATACCTCTGAATGCTTCACTGGTTGGATATCCGTTGTAATTCAAGTACTTCTCAAGGTAGTAAGGTGATACTCGATTTATATCACCACCAGATTGTCCTAGAAATCTTCTAAACTCAGTATATAGTTGATTTGCTTCTCGACCAGCATCTGCTCTTCCACTAAGTTCAGCAGCAGTTCCTTTCATTCCAACAGCACCAGCTGCTTTAGCTCCTATATTACGAAGTCCTTGTTTTATCATACCAACAGGTGCTTCTGTTATATCTTGATTATCAGGTTGTGATAAATCACTCAAATTCATTGTTTGTTCCTTTTTATGTATTTATTAAGATCATACATAACTAAGGTGATTTCAAAGATATAAAATGTGTGAATTAATATAATGTTTTGAGATCTACTTCGTAGATCTATGTATTCGCTGTCGCTCATACATATTTTTTTGTTTAAAGAGAAATTAATTAGAATATGAATAAAATCAAACAATATAAAAAATAATATATGGTAAAACACTATATTTTAAATATTATTAAAAGGGATATATTCATGTAGATTGTTGAGCCAGACGGAACCATTTTACGGTTCCGTCAGTCTTGGAGAAGCGGTTTTCATGTGAGTTGTCTTCACCGGGACATGGAAGTAGGTATTTTATGCTAGACTCCAGGGGCTCTGTGCTTTCCCCAACCTACCACGACCGCACACGTATGGTGTGCTCTATAGACTCGTTCCAATTCTATAGTTTTTAGGAGTATGCAGATCTGAATGACAGCAAACATTCTATACTGAAACTTAACTCTCTTCCGATTTTTCAGGATACGAGGACTAATTGTGGTACTGTCCAAGGGGAGAGTAACAGTATGTTACGTGTGCGATTGCTACCTCGCTTTTTCCACAGCAGTATTATTACCGGCCTGCCAACCTTATGTGCTGTTGTGTGATTGCCTTGTTATTTGCCTATGCAGAGATTTTCAAGTATGATGCCATTTTTAAGAAAAAAATCTTCGAAGCCTGTGATGAGCCATTCGTTGTTATGGGAGTCAGTATATAATATATGCCTGGATGTTGTAAAGTCTTGATAAGGTGTTATTGCCAAAAATTTGCCTTTTCTATTGATTTTTATAAAAACTATTGAATAATCGCCTTGTTCTGCTGATGTTATTGTTTGTTCAAGCCATTTTTCTAGAAGCGGAATACGTTGTTCTATTAAAAACGCATGAAATGGAAACTCTGCATAAGATTTACATTCTGCATTAAAGTGTTTCCAATCATCAGGTGGTACAATATCTCCTTTTCGTGATCGAATCTGCGTTTCAGATAAAAACTCTCTGCGATGTGAGTTTTGTCCACCTGTGTATGCTCCGCTATCAGGTACTCGTGTAAAAGACTTATTATAGCAGTTGGATAGATATTTTGCAACCTCTCGTTCCCAGGTTTTACCCTTGGTTTTGTTTTTGTTTGGCATTTTTTCTTTCTTCTTTTATACTTTTAAATATTTTTCTGTTTTCTGACACTAAGAATTTAGATATGTATATTATGTTAAATAGATGTTTACGTATAGCAAAATAGGACCTTGTGCTTCTGTTGCGATTCCACCAATCATTGGCACTAAAGAATTCTAAATATTCAAGAACCAGACGTTCTTCAATTTCTTCGACTGTAAGATTTTCTAGATCAGGTATTACTCGGACTCCCATGTAGAAACCTCCTCGTCTGTGTTATAAGATGTAAAGTTATTGGATTTTACAACCTTGAGTATATTATTAACTCGACTAACCAGCTCTTCTTTGTGCGATATCAAGAAAACACTTTTTTTCTGTGTTCTAGACATATTTTTTAGTATAGAAATCGAACTCTCTACGCCTTCAGTGTCCATGCCATTGTCTATTAGTTCGTCAATGAATAAAAGATTTATTTTTTGATACAATCCTTCCCACACATCACGGAAAGCAAAACTAAGACCTAGTATAAGTCTGTTTCTTTCTCCACGTGAGAGATTGTCAAAATCAAGATCTTGTCCGAACTGTGTTATTTCTACGCTCAGATCGCTCAAGAAAACCACTCTGTGAGGAAGTTTCAAACTATCAAGATAGTAAGATAACCTAGTGTTTAAATAAGATAGATTTTGTTCTATTATTTTTTTTCTAATAAATGAATCTTTGTTGGTTAGTAGTTTCAATAAAAACTCCTGGCTGTCCTTGAAGCTATTTAGACTGTTTACATAAGTCCAATCTATTTCTTGAATTGCTTCATTTTCCAAGCTGATTATCTGAGATTCAAATGGGTCTTGTTCTTTGAGCTTTTCTTCTAGTATATTTTTTAGGTTACTGACGTTGCTTTTGTGTTCATAAGCATCTCTAGCGCTATCATAAAAAGTCTGAGGTCTACTTTCTAGATCTTGTATCTGTGATAATTCTAGATCTATTGCTTGTATTTTTTCATCCAGTGATAATTGATATTGATTTATATCATCGAGTTCTTGCTGTTTTTCTTGAGTGATTCTGTGTTTGCTTTCTTGATGCAAAGATTGTCCGCAAGCATAGCAGACTGCACTTTCTAGTTCGTCTAGATCATTTTTTAGTTTGTTGATTTGTTTTTCAGATTGAATAACCGCTGTTTCATAGTTGCTTTTTTCCTTAATCAGTGATCTTTGTGTACTATTAATTTGATTCCATTTCTCCAGGAGTCTATGATTTTCTAGTTCTTGATCTATATCAAGTTTTTCCAGTTCTTGTATGCTGCGTTGTATTTTTGAGCATTCAGCTTGGTGTTTTTTATGCCAATCTTGTTGATTTTTCTTGAGATTTTTTATGGTATCTTTGATTCTTTCATTCGATGATTGAATAGCATTTATTCTAAATGTTTCTTCTTGAATAGAGTTTTTACTGATTTTTATTTGTTCTTTGAGTTTGTCAGCTTTCTCGGATAGTATAGTGATACCTAGTAGTTGCTCAATAATCGTTCTTTGATCACTGGCCCTCATGCTTAGAAAAGGCTCTGAATAAGTATTAAGTGCTACTATGTTTTTGAACATAGTATGGCTCATGCCTAGTATTAGCTCAAGTTCTTGCTGTGTGTTTCTAGAATCACCTTGTGACTCATCGGTTACTTCTTGCTCTTGATCATTGATGAACAATTTGAATATGTTAGGTGAACGACCTCGTTCTATACGATACTTCGTGTTGTTTTTTTCAAAGCTTAGTGTAACCAACATGTTTTTAGCGTTGGTTTTGTTTACTAGGTTAGTTTTCTTGATGTTAGTAAGTGCTTGTCCGTATAATGCATACGAAAGAGCATTGATTATTGTGGTTTTTCCGGTTCCGTTTCTTACTGATAAAGTATCGCCTCCTCGATCAGTATTTTCTCCTAGGACTAGTGTAAGGTGATTTTTGTCTAGGTTAACAGCTTGCGATACATTTCCCACACTCATAAAGTTTTTTACTGTTAGATTTTTTAGTTTTAGCATATCATGTCCTTAGTCTAGATTATTGTATATTTCTAGTAGAATCTTAGAATCATGAGATTCAGACTCTATATGAGAAATCTCGTCTATTACCATTTTGTCTACAGACGCAAAAGCACTCAGATCAGAGTCTGAGTTTATTTCAGAATTTTGAGTCTGAGGAATAAGTGTTATTTCTCTGCAATTATAATTTTCGATAAACGTTTCTCTGAGGAAACTAGCTTCTTCAAAAGAAACTGGTATATCTATGTTTACTCGTAGATGCATATTAGGAAGTATGATTTGATCAGTGTTGTTGAGAAGATCAGAAAGATCTACAACACGATATCTAGGACATTCAGCCCAGTTTAGATATCTTGGGCCTTGTTGATGATTGTATATCATCATTCCTCGATCATCATCTCCAGCATCTGAATAGTTGTGAGGAAAAGCATTTCCTATATAGTGTATGTTGTTTAATATCTGACGTTTGTGAAAATGTCCTGAGAATACATAAGAACGATCCTTGAAGTGCTCGGATTTTAGTTCACCGGTATCAGGCATCTTTACCATGGCATTCATGTAAAAGTTAGGAAGTTCAAAATGACCAAATATAACCTTGGATTTTATTCTAGATATTTTTTTCCATTCTTCTTGCACTAGCCAAGGTACAAAACATATTCCGTCGATCTCAGTGATTTCATCAATAACAGTTATACCTGGTATGTGTTTTGCAAATTCAGCACAATGGGTGCTTCTTCGATCCCTGTAAAACAAGTCATGGTTTCCTAGTATAAAATAAAAGTTATCAAAGGCTTGACCTAGTTTTTCTAGAACTCTTACACTATGAGATAGTGTAGAAATATTGATGGAATTTCTATTATGATGGAAGTCACCGCAGAACACGCCAGTTCTGCAGTTATTTTCTAGTGCGTTGTTGATAAACCAATCAATAAAGTTTTCACAGTCTTGATTGTGTGTGCTACTGTTGTTTTTGAGACCTAGATGAAGATCGGTAAATGCGGCAATATTATTCAAGATAATTACTCCTAAATAATATTATTATAAACTGCTTTTTGATAAAAGTCAATTTTTTAATACATAAACCAGTTGTCCACAGTCCCACACATGATAGTAGTTGTTGTTTTTCATGTTTTCTACAGCAGACAATCGGGGATCAAATCTAGACAACTTTTTTTGCATATGATGTTTTTGCCATTGATATCTAGAACCTGCATAACGCCCTTGATTGTCTATGTAAAAGAATCCGGGTCTGGAAATACTTTCTAGATAAAAACCGCAACTATCATATATTTTTCCCTGACTATATCTGCGATCAGCATAAGATACCAGTTTATCATCAGCATTCATGAAGTTTCGTTTAAAGTAAGATAATAGCTTACTGGCACCTCCTGCAACATATATATTGTGCTTGGTGCATAGTCTTATTAATTCATAACGATGTTTTTTAGAAAACCTATTTCTAGAAAAAGCAGCTACACAAACTAGTTCATTATTGTACTCTAGACCCAAGTTTATGCTAGAACCGCAGTTTTTCTGCAAGTGATACTTGTTTAAAAAATCACTTTTTTGTCTAGTGTTGAGGTTAACTACTTGTGTTTTTCTAGCATGTATTCGTGTACTGATAACGCCTAGCTTGCTTTTTATGATGTTTACTACAGTGTCAAAGCTGTTATTAACTTCAAAATCCCAAAACTGAAGCAAAGTTATATTATTTTTTTGTGCGAGTTCCAGTTTGGATAAGTGATAGTTAGGATCAGATTTGAATTTTTCTGAATGAAAATATACACCATTTATTTCTATTCCCAAGCGATAATCATCAAAATACAAGTCTATTTCACGAGGACTTATAAGATTTCTGGAATTTCTAGTTATAGAGAAATCACTGAAAAAATAGTTGTATATCTTGTTTTCTTCACTACTATGTTGATGACGTAGTACAGGAATATTCAATCGTTGAAATACGCAAGATATATTACCAGGACTGGTATCTAGATCTTGTGCTATTTCTCCTAGAGTTTTTCCTTGTATGTTCAATTTGCTTAGATATTCAGCATCATTTATTTTGTTTAATGTCTCAGGAGTATAATGATTAGATTTTCTCGTAGATATGATATTTTTTCGAATACCGTGATTTTGAGCAGGATTTTCTACACCGTATTTTTTTATATTGGTATTTTTTATTTTTTCTCGTATACCATCATGTTGAGCAGGATTTTCTACACCGTATTTTTTTATATTGGTATTTTTTATTTTTTCGCGTATGTTTTGATTGCTGAGAACACAAGAAGATCCGTATAGTGAGTTAACAGTATTTTCTAGTTTCTTTTTTATATCAGTATTTTTCATGCAGTGATCTGTTCCGTATTTTTCAATACTGGTTTTCTTTACGGATTCTACAAACTCTTTGGTTTTCGAGTAGTGCTCTGCTCCATATTTTTCTAGACTTGTTTGTTTTACTTTTTCAGACCATGCATCGGTTTGTGAATGCCATTCTACACCGTATTTTTTTATATTATCTTGTTTTTTCTGTGCTACTGTGTATTTTGCTGAACACTTTTTACTACAGTATTTGCGGTAGTTTCGCTCGTCAGAGTTCCATGCTAGCGTTTCCCCGCATGCGCACTTAGGTATATAATGAATGTTATTGGAAACATGATAGATTATTTGACGAGCGTTTTTAGTGCCTAGTCTAGAAGACATGCTTGAAAACTCATGTGCATACTTTGATGACATGAGTTTTTTGTATGTGAGTCTGCTATTATCGGCAAGATTTTTGATTTCTTGATCTAGATCATGCATCGTTGATGATTTGATTTCGAAGTGATGATTGCCACTCTTCGTTGTGCTGGCGTGTGTAACTAGGATTGAGATTGTTCATTTCTAGTATATCATCTCTGATAGATTGATTCTTTTTCTCTACATTTATCACTCGAACGAATGAATTGGTGACAACAGCAGTATAGTATGAAAATGGGTTATCTGATTTTGATTCATCGAACTGTAGTCCTATTTGTGCTAGTTGTAGTATAGCTTGACCTTTCATTTCATCGTTATAAGTATAACCTCTAAAGTTAGCTTTTGTTGAATAACGATCACACAGTCTCATCCACATTAGTGCTAGTTTTTCTGTAGCCTGGGCATGATCGGAAGAAAAATACCCGTGTTCCATGTCACCTATCCAGTGACTTTTTCCCACGCACACAAGTTCATCATTTTCATTGTATTTAAAGTGTTGAAAAGGGGGAAAGTTCAATTTTATTTTGAAATCAGAGTCAGATTTAGGATTCTTTTTTCTAGAAGGGTCATCGGGTATGTGATCATATGTCATTACTCTAAATACAAGATCTTGTTTATCAATGGTTTGATAATCAACGTCGAAGTCTGAAGCTTTTGCCTTGGGATATTTTTGTCGGGCTTGTTCTAGATTTCGTTGCTTTAGTGATTTAGCTTTTGATTTTTTTGCTGCAATGATGGTATCTTGATTGATTTCTGATATATCATGCACGATTGCATCATAGTCCGCATATTCTGGCTTGGTAAAACTAGAAAAGTTGTTTTTGGATTTGTGTATTTCTGTAAGCAAGTCTCGGTTGTTTAGATAGTTTTGTTTTTTCATGTGTCCTCCTGGATCATTATTATAATATACTAGGTTAATTTTGTCAATAAATACAGTATAGGAGATAAATATGTCTAATACTGATACATTTGTAAGAAATCTACGCAAGCCTCCTGAAACTGAGCCTAGTACAAAGAAAAAAGCAGCAGCAGGATTTGTAGGAGAAGAATATGACTGGAGAGTGAGTCTTAGTGTTCCTCCGGAATACATAGGAACAGATATACTGAAACCCTTGTCTAATACCGGTGATAAATTAATTTTCCCCTACAACCCAACTATATTGATAAATCACTCTGTTACTTATAATCCGTTACAGCCCATACATAGTAATTATCCTTTTCTGAGTTATCAAAACTCGCAGGTTGACGATATGACTATAACCGGGGAATTTATTGTTCAAAATTCTGATGATGCGCAGTACTGGATAGCAGCAGTCCATTACCTTCGTTCGATAACCAAGATGGCATACGGACAGAGTCCTAACAACGGTGCTCCGCCTGTGCTAGTAAGACTGAACGGATACGGTGATTACGTGTTCCCGGATGTGCCTGTGGCTATTCGTAGCTTTTCAGTGCAGATGAACGCAGATGTAGATTTTATAAGAACTCAGGTAAAAGGCAAAGTGCTGGACGGTACAGAAATAAAGTTCGACTCATCTAATGGTGTAGCATGGGTTCCTACTCGCAGTGATATTGCTGTTACTGTTTCACCGGTGTACTCACGTGCAAAAGTGTCCGAATTTAATTTAAAATCATTTATAGACGGTGATTATGTGGAAAATGGAGGATTTATATAATGGCAAAATACGCATCTACTAGTTTGTATTCATCTACTCCGGTTGTTAATTCACAGTATCTAGATATACTAAAAATAAGATCAGTGCCATCTAGCGATAACGATACTAAGTACATCATACAGCCTCAGTATCAGTACAGACCGGATCTATTATCTTATGATTTGTATGGATCTCCTAAATTATGGTGGGTATTTGCGCAGAGAAACATGGACATACTCAAAGATCCCGTGTTTGATTTTGTTGCAGGTACTGAGATTTTTTTACCCAGGGAAAGCAAACTCAGAGAGTTTTTAGGATACTAGAATATGACAGTGACTGTATCAAATCGTGAGCGAGTATCTGAATCATCCGCAGCATCTAAGCCCGCTGATCAAGTGTCAATCACGGATTTTATATCTCTTAAACAACCTAATTATCTAAGGAAATATTCCAGTGTTAACTATGTGTTTACACTGGCTTGTCTGACTCCTGATGAAGTAAATAATCCCGCAGGTACATATCGTATTACAAAGCCTCGAGTTGTGGTTTTTAAATCCAGTGGAGGAACAGAAAACAAAGTTCGTACTGCTTATGAAGTTCAAGACAATTCACAGTTTGATTATTTTATAGATAATGTAGAAATAGAAACTATAATAGCTCCCACGGAAGTTACTAGGGTAAGCAATGCACTTTCACTCAAGTTTGAAGTCTATGAACCTTATAGCATGGGTTTATTTTTACAAACTCTGCAACTAGCAGCTATCAAAGCAGGATATGAAAATTATAATCGTGCACCTTATGCATTGTTTCTAGAGTTCGTGGGATATACAGATAATTCTAGAGTTCCTGTAGTAGAAAGTAGTTTTCAAACTCGTCGAGTTATTCCTATGAAGTTTTCGAACATCGAGTTCGAAGTAACCGAAGGAGGTTCGAAGTATACAGTTAATGCTTTTCCTTGGAACGAGCAAGCACTAGGGGAAAGTGCTCAAACAATCAAACATGATGTGACTATAAAAGGAAATAATATATCTACGGCACTAGAAACGGGCGAAAAAAGTCTAACAAAAAACATCAATGATAATCTAGAAGAAAAAAATCAGAACGATGCGTTGATACGAAAAGACGAATACATTGTGTTATTCCCTAGTTCTCTAGAAGATCTACAGATGGTTATATCACAACAAGAAGATCAAGCAGCTAGTGAAAATCAAGATCAGGAGCAAGTGCAAGCAACTGCACAAACACAGTCAGGTATCGTAGAAAAAATAAGAGAATTAGCCAATGATGAGTCTAGAACCAATCAAATAGGCTTGTCTAAGTTCAATTTTGATTTCATACAAAAAGGAGACACTCCATTTGGAAAAACCAACGAAGTCTATGACGGTGTAAAAGCTATATTTGATGATAAAAATGTTACAGTAAACAAGGATGTAGGTGAGTTTACATTCCCTCAGGGTACAACCATGGAAAAAGTCATAGAAGAAATGATTATTATGACTGAATACGGGCAATCGGCGGCAACTGCTCCTGTAGAAGAAAATAATGGAAATCTTCCTTGGTATCGAATACAAACTCACACCTATATTGTTCCGGATGAAGAAACTCTAAAAAGATCCGGAGAGCATCCCAAGTTGTTTGTTTATATAGTAATGCCTTACTACGTGCATAGCTCGGCTTTCTCTAGTGTTACTAAACCTTCTGTGGGCATAGAATCAAGGAAAAATGCTGCTGCAAAAGAATACAATTATATATATACAGGAAAAAACGAAGATATACTAGATTTTTCTATTGTAATAAACAATGCTTATTATCAAGCTATAGCACCAGACAACTATAAAGGATCTGCGGGAAATAAAAAAGAAGTAAAGTCAGGATCTACTGAGGAAAAACCTGTGGGATTAGTTCCTGACAAAGGACAAGAATGCACAGTTCCCACAGCAGGAATATCATTTGCTTCAGAAAAGCATGATATAGACAATGGGTTCGAAGGCGGCAGTGATGCTACTAGTCCTGAAGTAGAAGTAGCTAGAAGATTTAATGAAGCTGTTATAAACAGTCGAGTTGATTTGATAACTCTGAATCTTACAATAATGGGTGACCCTTATTATATATCCGACACAGGACTAGGCAACTATAACAGTATGCCTGACGACATAAATCCTGCTTTAACCAAAGATGGTGCTATGAATTATCAAAATGGTGAAGTAGACGTGGTGATAAATTTTAAAACTCCTATTGATTATAACTCTTCGGGGCGAATGGTATTTCCTGAGCAGTATGCTCTTCCTGTTACGTCTTTTAGCGGATTATATCGTGTGATAAAAGTAGAAAATACATTCCAAAAAGGACAATTTAAACAAGTGCTAGAACTAGTCAGAAGACCTCTACAAGATGAAGTAGCTACAACCAATTCATGCAGTCTAGAAACACAGTCGCAGTCTGCGCAATCAGAAGGTATACCCAATGATACCAGGGTAGTAGAAGAAGAACAAAACACAGAAGTATCTGCTGATAAAACTGCTAGTTATGGAGCAGGATTATGAGCTTAGATTCTAGACCTTCGGAGTTTAAAAACCGACGTTCACCGGGCCCGTATGAAGCCATAGTAGTTTCACACCTAGATCCTAGAAATATGGGAACACTAGAAGTGGAGTTATTAAAACATACAACGTCGGGCAACCAAGCTGAGAGAACAGGACAGATTGTAAAGGTAAAATATCTATCACCGTTTTATAGTGTTACGCCTGTTAGTGCTAGTTCTGATAATGATGATTTTAATTCCACACAAAAAGCAGCAGGGATGTGGTTTGTTCCTCCTGATGTGGGTACTATTGTTTTAGTATTATTCATAGAAGGTAATCTAGGTCGAGGGTACTGGTTTGGGTGTGCTCAAGATACTTACATGAACTTTACCGTTCCTGATCCCTGGGTTGCTAGCACATTAAACAATCAAGATACTGGTAAAAAGTTGCCCGTGGGGGAGTATAACAAGAAAACACAGAAATCTGCAAGAAATGCACCTACAAAGTATACCAAACCTGTCAGGGATGATTTTTTAAAAAAGCTTATAGAACAAGGGTTAGATGAAGATGAAGTAAGAGGGTATTCTTCATCTAGCGCCAGGCGAGAAGTGCCTTCGGGGGTATTCGGGATATCTACGCCAGGTCCGGTTGACAAGCGAAAATCTGCACCAAAAGCACCAGTTGGACCAAAAGAAGTAAAAACTCGTGTGTTCGCCAGCCGTCTGGGAGGATCTAGCATGGTATTTGATGACGGTGATGACAAGTATCTTAGAAAAGGACCAGCCGCAGATAGTCCAAGCGAGTATGCAGATCTCAGAGCAGGTGAAACTGGCGGTGATGTTACCATTCCTATGAATGAGCTGGTCAGGATACGCACTCGTACAGGACATCAGATACTACTTCATAATTCAGAAGATCTAATATACATAGCGAATGCTGCAGGCACTTCATGGATAGAACTAACATCTAACGGAAAAATAGACATCTATGCACAAGACAGCATTAGTGTACATTCTGCACAAGATTTAAATTTTACAGCAGATCGAGATATCAATCTTTCTGCGGGAGAGAATTTCAATCTAGTAGTAGGAAACGAATCAAGAACTGATGTAGGTAGTAGTTATAGTTTGACGACTGGTGATTTTATTGCCAGCAATGCTGGCGGTAATATAACTTCGAATTCAGCGGGTTACATAAGCAACTATGCAGAACTGACTATGACTAATATATCCAGGGAAGATATGTGTATGCTATCAGCAGCCAGGATGAACATAGAATCCAAGGATATAATGGGTATAGAAGCACAAGACGGCGATATAAGAATGTACACGGGTGCAAATTTTCAACTTAAAGCAGTTGAAAATACGCGCATCACCACAGAAGGAAACCTAGACACAGACACTACGGGAAAGACTAGAATCACTTCAGGCAGTTCGAGCCACATAAACAGTGGCGGCAATCACATAGAAACAGCACCGCAGATACACATGAATGGACCTGCTGCAGAATCAGCGGAACTAGCAGAGTATCCTGAGACTCCTGCACCTGAGCCTGCAGTTGATCCTGTTCGTGCTGCACACACAGCACGTATACCTCAGCACGAGCCTTGGTATGAGCATGAAAGCAATGATCCTGAATCCTACAAACCTGATAAAACACGAGCAGGACTAGAGCAGATACAGTCATTTAGACCTCCACAAAGCGACACCTTCAAGAAAACTGATCAACCTCCAGGTATTAGAACTGTAGAAACCTCAGAAAAGGCTGGGTTGTATGAACTAGGCACAGAATCTATAACTGAGATTGAAACACTTAATGCTGCAAATCAAGCACTAGGATCTACTGTTGATGGCTTTGTTTATGTACCTAGGACAATACTGAGAAATCCTTCTGTTAGTCCTCCTGTCGAAGACACAGAAACACTAAATGATTCGTTGGCATCTACTAGAATGACGGGAGCAGATTACGGAGATATATCAGGTGAGTCTGATCCTGGATTTGGTTTTTATGGAGCACCTGGAGGAGGGTCAGTAGCAGGAAATTATGTTCAGTATCAGGCTCCTGAGTCTCCATTACCTCAAGGTCAAGGATTTCTAGAATTAAACTCTTTGCTAGAAGGCACTCTTGAGTCTGATTGGAAAGAACGAGGTAAACCTGGGAATTCTCTTATATTAACAGCATATAGCGCCTGTGGGTTTGAGTTTGAAGATGATAAAACTCCTTGGTGTGCAGCGTTTGTTAGCTGGGCACTAATAGATACCGGTATAGCAGCGTTAAAAACTCTTTCTTCACAAGCATACGCTTCTTATGCACAAGAAATAAACTGGAGAACTTGGGAAAATGTTAGAGCGAATGATATAGTGGTATTCAAGAGTAGAACTAGATCAGGCGGTCATGTAGGTTTCTTTAGGGGTTATAATCCTAGCACAGGGCGAGTTGCTATACTAGGAGGAAATCAAAGTGATACGGTAAAGATATCTAATTTTAAGGTAAACGGTAATTTGTATGTTAAAACTGTGAGAAGAAATTGGCTAGTTCCTGAAAAATTTGATTTCCCGATCATAGACACTAAACTAGCTACTGGTCCTCTAGAAGATTATAGTTCAACCAGATAAGTAATACTATGAGTATCACAGAAAAAAAATTATATCAAGAAATAGTAATTGAAGGGAATCGAGCAGAGACAATTCCAGTTTCTAGCAAAGCTTACAAAGGGATTTCCACGGTAGCTTCTAAAAGCGGAAATTATAAATTATATGATATATCACTGATCAAGCAAGACATACTAAACCATTTCCATATCAAGCGAGGTGAGAAATTAGAGAATCCTCAGTTTGGAACAATAATATGGGATATACTTTTTGAGCCTCTTACAGATGACAACAAAAGATTGATTGCTGCTGATATAACAGGCATTGTAAATTATGACCCTCGTGTTTCTGTTGATTCTATAATAGTGGATTCTTATGAAAATGGCATAATCGTGGAATGTACATTAACATATCTGCCTTATAATATTTCAGAGTCAATGAAACTAAAATTCGATCAGGATGCAGGTTTTCTGGATTAGTATTTTATACGTAGTTTATAAATTCGATAAATATATAAACTACCGGGAAACGCTATGTCATCTACACAAAGACAAAATAAATTACTCTTAGCAGAAGACTGGAAAAAAATATATCAATCATTTAGCAACGCTGATTTTCAAAGCTATGACTTTGAAAACCTCAGGCGTGTAATGATAAACTATCTTAGAAATAACTATCCTGAAGATTTCAACGATTATGTAGAATCCAGTGAATATGTTGCGCTCATTGATCTGATAGCATTTTTAGGTCAGAATCTTAGCTTTAGAATAGATTTGAATGCTCGTGAGAATTTTCTAGAACTTGCTGAACGTAGAGAAAGTATACTTCGTTTAGCTAGACTCATCTCTTATAATCCCAAGAGAATACAGCCTTCACACGGATATTTAAAAATAGAATCTGTTTCTACTACGGAATCAGTAGTAGATACTAATGGAGTTAATCTAGCAGGACAAACTGTTTTATGGAATGATGATACGAATCCCTCTTGGAATGAACAGTTTATCAAGGTTTTAAATGCTGCTCTTCCGGTAAACGGGACCATTGGACGACCTAATAAAAAAGACATAGTAGAAGGACTCAGTGTGGAACAGTATAAGTTTTCTAGTATAAACACTGACATTCCTTTGTATGGATTTTCCAAAAGCATAGGAGGTAGAACAACTTATTTTGAAATAATTTCATCTGATATATCAGACGGAAAAGTAATCGAAGAAATGCCTATACCAGGCAACAATTTTTCTATGTTGTACAAAGATGATGGACAGGGTTTTACCAGTTCTAATACCGGTTTTTTTGTATACTTCAGACAAGGAAGACTAGAAAATGCAGATTTTTCTATCACGCAACCTAGTACAAGCCAAGTCGTGGCTATTGATACTCCTAACATAAACAATTCTGATATATGGCTTTATAAACTAGATAATCTAGGCAATGAGTCAGAAATATGGACAAAAGTGGATTCTATTGAAGGAAACAATATTGTCTACAACAGTTTGAGTAAGAACATAAGAAACATATACAGTGTTTTAACTCGTGTAGATGATCGTGTAAGTTTGGTATTTTCAGATGGGGTATTCGGAGAGTTGCCCAAAGGGAATTTCAAAGTATACTTTAGGGTAAGTGATAATAGAAGTTATTTGATCACACCTTCAGATATGACCGGTATATCATTTTCTATACCTTATCAAAGCAAAACAGGAACTCGTGAAACACTGACTCTTACTGTAGAACTCAAGTATTCTATAAACAACGCTTCTCCTTCAGAATCTAATGATTCTATAAGAGCAAATGCTCCCGCTATGTATTATTCTCAAAACAGAATGGTCACAGGAGAGGACTACAGCATTGTTCCCTTGGCAGTGAGTCAAGAAATAATAAAAATCAAGAGTGTAAACAGAACTTCTAGCGGAATTAGCCGTTATTTTGATCTTCTTGATG